GTCCAGGAGCATTTTTTAAGAGCCCATTCTTGTAAGTGCTTGATTTTATTAGATCGGGATTTTAGAAGGCTCGGAATTTAAAACTCATGGACGGTAGATTTTGTCCAGGAGCATTTTTTAAGAATCCATCATACATCGAAGCGCCATACCAATCATAAAAAATAACACTATTGTAAATGCTATACTCATTTTATTCCTCTATCAATATTGACTGTCTATCAATAAAATCTGATTGATCAATAAAATCTAAAGACCAAAATATTCCAAATATTGCAACTAATAAAAAAAGACGACTCATTTTACTCTTCCTCCTCTTTTTTTTCATTGCATAATGATTTGGTCAGTCTGCTGGCAAGCTCCTTTTTTATATCCACTTGAGGTATTTTTACTTTTTGAAAATCATTAGATAGAGGAATTATATTTAACGTGCTATTTTTGGTAATAGCAGAAGAACAAAAAGGACAATCTTCCACCCTGGCAACCTCTGTTTCGGCGCGTTCAATCGCCGTAGCTATTTGCTCAGGCGTCTCTTGTACCATAATACGGCAAGGTTTCTCGCCATTGTGAATGACTAACATAGCCCCTTCAAACCCTGAATCCTCCGTGCAAATAATATCATCGAGATTAAATAAGTGTTTTTTACCACTTTCCGTCGTTAATACAATAAACATTTCCTTCCCTTTTTATTTCTCTTTATTTTAAAGTACTTCTGCTTTTTTCCTAAAATCATCCCAAGCAGCTTCCAAATCTTTTCTAAATGAATCACAAAGGTCATCAAAAATTTTTTCTTTATTAACATCATTAGTAAAATATGCCGTTGTTAATGATGATGTGACTATTAAGTGTGCTCCTATATGATAACCTATTTCCAACATATCAGCACCGCTGTCAAGTGTTAAAAGCTCATTTCCTACTATATCCAAAATTTTATCAATTATAGCTTGCTTTTCTTCTTTTTTTAAAAGTTTTATTCTCAGTTTGCTTTCATCCATTATGCTTCTCCTTTTTGAAACCCTTTTTGAAACCATTTAAGAGTTTCTTCATTGATATTTTTCCTGATTTCCTTTCGAGTTCTTTTAAAATCCTCACTAAGTGCTTGACAAAACTCATCAATGAGTTTTTCCGCCTCTTGCTCAGTCCTACAATGTATCCACGTCATAAGGGAGCTAAAAATCAGACTCATTCCTACCTTACTCCCTACTTCCACCATATCCTCAGGTGAAAGATTGTCGTCAAACAATAACTCATTTTTTACCATTTTAAGAATTTGATCTATTTTTTCTTCCTTCATCTTAGCCTTCTCTTTTATTATTAATTTTTAAATTATGACAGATTTATTTAGTTTTGTTCGGCCCGCTTTTTCTTCTCTTCTACAAAATCATTGTATCGTCTTAAAAAATCACCTTTTAAGTCCTCAAAAAAATCATCAACAAATTTTTGATCAAACTTACCAATTCTATCAAGACCTATTATAAGAAACGAGATTACCATATCTATACTAATCCTCATCATGACGACTTGTGTTAAAAAAGCATTATTTGTTTTTGCTTGTACCATGTTAAAAATCGTATCAACAATATTAATCCTAAGATCGTTAAATTCATCTGATTGATTAAACTCATTAAATATTTTCTCTTCTTCTGTCATTATTATTCTCCTCTCTTTTTAAGAAGCACACTGGCCAACGCAAGCAACTGGGAATCCGTGAGTGAAAAATCATTTTCTTGCCTCATAGCCTCCCTGGCGCTTTTCATTTTTTCACTTTGAATTCTCTTTTTCTCTCTTAACCTAGCCTTGCGTCTTTTTTCGCGTCTTTTTTTCTTCTTTTCTGACTTTTTACTCATCTTTAACACGTTCCGATTTGAAGAGGTAGCTCATATTGAGGAATACATCTCGGACTATCTTCTCTCTGATATAAGCATACCAAGAGACCTTTCCCCCTGAATCCGTCCAGGCATAATTGCCTAACATAGGTGTCAATCTCTATCAAAGAATCGCTAAAACACCTGATTTTCCTTCGGTTACCTTCGAGAATAATCTCGAAAATTGTTCCATTTTGGTCCACATCTTTAGTTTTTTCCACTTTTCTTACTCCTTGTTTTTGTTATCTTTTTTTCAACAGTGTCAATTTCTTCAATTATTTCAATTATTTAAGCAAAAGGTTTCAAAAAAATTCCAAAATTCATTTATCAATATTTTCACATACTTACACGTTGGTATAATTGTACATCTATCTTCTTAGAGAATTGTCGATGGCAAATCCTTTGACCTTTATTCAACAGATATTAACTTTTTTAATTGAAGAAAAAACAATGAAATGTGGCTTACTGAATTTTTTGATGCTTTAAAACCATGTTTCAAGCTGCAATAATAGTTAGGGCGCAGGTCCGTTGAAACATCTTTGCTTAGTTTTTCTAATATTTTTATTGAGCAATGTTAGATGCCTATGTAGGTTTTATAAAGTAGGTTTTATAAAGTAGGTTTTATAAAGTAGGTTTTACAAAGTAATTCAAATTTACATACTTTATGCATTTTAATTTTTTCGCATTCTCTGCAAAATCTATTACCCTATTTTCCACAACTTTTACATGAACCGCAAGAATAAGTTCATATGTGTTTAAAATCTTTACAAAATATGGTAATTGTTTTAATACATTCTGAGCATTGTCAAGATTAAAATCGTCGAAAAATCCTACTATAACCTCAGAACAACTATACATTGCTGATTCATTATTCATTGTTTACCTCCTCCCTGCCTCCCCCCTTCTCGCAACTAAAGCACGGCGTTAATACTTCATTTAATGCATCGCCCATTTCCATCAATTTAAGTTCTTCATCTTCAGACAGTCCCGATTCGTGCCTTTTTTTTAAAAGATTGGCTCTTTCTTTTAAAATTTGTTGTGCTTTTTTATGTATTTTTATACAATTATCACTATACATTTTCCTTCCTACATCAATAATGTAAAATCCTTCTTATAATTCTGCATTTTTAATATATCCACCCAGCGCGCCAACCTGCCTTCATGCATAAATAAAAAATCTCTGTCGTCAAGTTTCTCCTCAAGAATATACTCTTTAAAATTAAAATAAAACTATGATCCTAGAACATTACAAAGCTTCTTATGCCATAATGGTTCACCGTTTTTGCTTAAAATATATTTTACCTGTACATTGTCCTCAACGTTGACAAGATTAAATTTAGTTATTGTAAAAATATCTGTCAAACTATCCACCCCCATCCGATTGTTTAAAGAATGCGCATTTATTAAATCATCCACCCAACCGTTGCTTCCACCTCTTCTTTCTTCTCTTCCTGGTATATTTTTTTTCCACAATAAGGACAGTAATTGATAAGTTCATATGCGGGATCAGGGTATTGCCCCTTAATAGCTAATACGAATCCGTCCTCCTCTGGCCCATCACAATTGTCGGCCTTCTTAAAGAAAATATCCTCCTCCCCCTTCTTGCAACAGTTGATTTTCTTTTTTTCCTTGCCGGCCATTTCTTCCTTTTCCTCCCATGCCTGTCTTTTTTCTCTTATTTCTTGTTGTAAGATTGAATTGAACTCTTCTTTTGTACAAATATTATGTTGAATGAGTTCATGTTTTTGACTCCACCACCCCTCGACACGATTCTTAAAAATTGCCTCAAGTGCTTTTACATACTGTTCTACATTATTAAAAGCAGGATAAATACCAACGCGGGTAACGTAAAGTTCACAATTTTTTAAAAACCGTGTCAAATTTACCAATTGATTTAAATCGCCATTTAATAGATACATTTCATCTTTTCCTTTTATTAGGTTTTCTTGATTAAGTTTTCTTGATTAGGTTTTCTTGATTAGGTTTTCTTGATTAGGTTTTCTTGATTAGGTTTTCTTGATTAGGTTTTCTTAGAACAATTAATCCACCTCATCAATGAATTCACTTACATCTACCACGCCAGAAGGTAAATCACAAAACTTTCCATCACGAATAATATTTATAAAGCCTTGATTGATGCGAGGGCAATATGCCCTTACAAATAAATAACCATCCTTTTCTAAGGCCCAAATGGCTCTATTGAATTTGTTATAGTTAGGATATTGATTGTTAAGAAATAAATATAATTCAGGCCGATCGCCTACATATTTATTGAATCCAATCGGCAACCCTAAAACTATTTTTCTAAATGATGCTCCATATGTCATCATTGTTCCAGGCGCGTGAGCTGCACAATATTTGCCTTCCACCCCTAAATAGTCAGTTTCTTGTAACACGTATTTAGAACAACTAACAGGACTTGACCCATTGACACATCCTGGACACTGAAATTGTTCAACCATCGCCTTATAAACTTCTTCAAATGCCTTATGAAGATCTTCTGTTTTTATTTTCATTCTTTATTCCTTTGCTTCTACTTGCTTATTGTCCGTTTTGCTTACAAATACTCCACCAACCTTCGACACCAAATAAATCGGCCAAGCTATCCCAGCCGTTCCACCATGTATCATGATTTGAGTATGACTATATTTAGTCGAATCAGACGAATTTTGAACATGTTGACAGGTGGCCCCGCCAATAACAATATAGCCAATCAATAAAGCGTATAATGCACACGTTTTAAAAAAATTACTAATCTTATTTATCCTTCTGTGATAAATCCGATCTTGCAAATCGCTTATTCTGCTATCTCTTTCTGTGATATCCATAGTTAATTTAGCATTTTGTTCAGTTAATTTAGCATTTTCTTTTTTGGATTCTTCCAATAAATCTATTTGGCTCATTCTTTTACTCCTTTTACTCCCTTTATAGAGATTCTAATTTCGACCTGGCACACCTGCATTTCTCTAACCCCTCACGTGTAACAAGCTTTTTCCATGTTGAAGTCAGATTCGTCTCAATTATCTTATATCCAGTATGATCAGAATTAGAAACCATTGAAATATTTGTAGCATGATCAAAGAATATTTTTTTCCACTCAGGGCCCGCCTTGCCTATTAGCAAAAACGTATCTATTTGAACCCCATGTTCTCCTTTGCCCGCTGGAAAAAATGAAAGTAGCATTGTTAATTTTCTACCCTCTTCAAATTTTACAAGCACATTAATCTCTTCAAAGGTATCATATTTGGTCTTTTGTAATCCTTCATATGAATAACCTTCCTGTTTTTTCTTCAAATGTAAGCAGACCCCATCGTCGTCTATATACCACATGCCTTCAAGATTTTCTACCAGCCTGGCATCTTTTGATACTTTGGATTGAACTATGCCAGCGTCCACCCGCGCATCAGTAGTGACTGTATTTTTACACTTACATCCAACTAATGATAAAAGTATTGGAATTAATAAAATTTGATACGATTTCATTTTTTGTTCTCCTTTTCTCTTTTTTCTTTTAAAAATTGAACAAAAGCTAACGTTATATTTTCATATAAATTATTTATATTGTCCATTCTGTCCCTGAGAAATTCCCACCACGCTAACGTTCCAGCACCATCATTTGATCTTTTAACAACGCAGCAAGTTTGTCCACTTCCCTTAACATTTTTTGACAACATTTTTTCATTTCTGTCGAGGTTTCTGATACTTTTTGATTAACAATTTCTAACATCACATCTCCTAAGATTTTTTCTTTTTTGTTTTTCTTCTTGCCTCTATCCGTTTGAAATCCATTCGAGCAATGATACCGGGAAGTACTAGATATATAAGCATAAGTACCATGACAAAAAAGCCTATCACGTCCGTTATTAATTCCATCACTCCCGTTGTTGGTTCCATCTCTTTTAGTTTCTTCTTTTGTTTAATAAATTTTCAAAATCGTTTTCTATTTCATACTCCTCCACTAATCCAACAATCTTACTGTATTGCTCAAGAGTTTTTATTTTTGCTCCCTCCCTTATGTAGATATCAGGAATTTTATTTTTACTTCTTTTATTATACCATTCAATGATACATGGCATTGATTTTTTAAAAAACACATACGGTAATAGACCAGGAAGATATATAGGCCAAAGTATTACAAGTATAAGCCCTATATCTTCTATGTCCAAGCTAGTATACTTATCAGCTAGACAATATGTAACACCAACCAACATCATATATACAAATATTGCAATAATGATTACTATTGTTAATCCTGTTGTTGTTAATCCCATTGCTTCCGCTATTGATTCCATTTTTTCCTCCCTTCTTTTAAAAAAAGATTTTCTTTTGGTTATTCATATGTTAAAACTAAATTTTGTTTTTTTCTGAAAATTCAACATTAAATAGTTTTTCAAACTTTTCAATAGTTGCATTCTCCAAATCCTCTTCCCAACCTCTGTCAACAACAGCAACAACTTTAAATACACCGTGAGGATCTAATTTCTTATTATAAATAACTTCTTTTACCCCTCTTAAAAAATTAACTGGACAAGCGTGTTCCTCATAATAAAAACGATGCATTTCTATAGTGTGATACTCTTTTTCAATAGAGGTGCTACCTTCAACAATAATAAATAAGTCTTCATAGCGCAATAGTGCAAGAAACTTATGAAATTTTACATCAGGATCAATCTTAAGAAAAACTTGCCCATCCTTTGTTACATGGCCAAATACGCCTTGTCCGCATGATTCACAATACCATGGCCCAAAATCTTTAGGTTCGTTTTTAGCATCAGCGATTAAATGACCATACGAAAACCCTGAATCATGATGACCACAAATAGGACATCTAAATAGTCTTTTTTGAACTTGATACGTTTCAGCTTTTTGAATTAGTTTTACTTTGGCATCTTTTAAATTAATAATCATCATTTTCTCCGTATAAAATACTTAACACTTTTTTAACCTCATCTGGACTTACTTCTTCACCATCGTAAAACTTTACTAATAACATATACTCCTTTTGAGTAAGATTAGTCAACCCAAGGCGGTAAAATAATCTTGTAAAAAATCCATTTGCTTTTCCTGCAATAATCGCTACAACCCACAGTATGAAAATAATCGTTCCTAAAGAAGCTAAAATATTAAGCGCGATCATATTCTTCCTTCTTTTACTTTTTACAGATGATAATTTTGACATCCCACCTTGGAGCAGTAAACTTTAAATATTAAATCTTGTGCTGGTGATTTACAAATAGGACATGATGAATTATATTGAGATAATTCAATTTTTTTCTTCGGATTAGGCTGTCCATCTGTAGATTTTTTAATAAGAAGAGTACGCTTTTTATCATCATTAGTAGTAGTAATTACAATATTTCCCCTGTATCTTTTATTGTCTGCAATTTTTATACAACCACAAACTTCAACATATTCTTCAATACTGCTAGAACCGCCGACCCTTGCATTGCCATAAACTTGTGCATTATCACAAACTTGTGCATTATCACAAACCATTGCATGGCCATAAATTCGCGCATTACCATAAATTCTTGCATTTTCTTCAATCTGTACATGATCATAAACTTCCGCATTTCCAAATACTTGTGTATTGTCACGTATTATTGCATCACCATATACTCTCGCATTATCGTCAACCGATGCAAATCCAAATACTCTCGCATTATCAAATATTGCCGCATTTCCGTAAACCCATGCATTATCAAATACTTGAGCATGACCATGTACTTGTGCACTGTTGAATACTCGAGCTTGATTGTACACCTCCGCTTTGCCATAAATTCGCGCATGACCATAAACTATTGCCTCGGATCCAATATATGCTGCAGGCTCAACTCTAGCTATATTCTGTACCCACCCGCCGCCGTTTTGGTGTTGATGCCAATCAGATTCGTCTTGACCTATTAGCCCATGAAGGTTCATAACCTGACTAAAATCCATTTTCTCTTCTTTCCTCCTTGTGTCAGTGCAATTGAATTGCACTAATTAATATTATATGCATAAACAACGTCTTATTTTTGTAAGTTCTAGAAGAGTAGGTGCACATTTTGTACAAATATAATAATTAACGACACAAAAATAAAAAAACACCTTACAACTGTGATCTTCAAATTTCTTAATTCTCCACATTTTCTCTCAACGGAATTCACAAAAACATTTATCACACTTAGTCCAGAAAAAAAGAGGAAATATTTTATCAATCTCGGATGGGAACTTTTTCTTACGCATAACCATTTCTTTCTCCTACGGATGATAATTTTGACATCCTGTCTTAGAACAGTAAATTTTAAATATTAAATCTTGCGCCGGAGACCCGCAAATAGGACATGATGAATTATATTTAGGTACTTCAGGTGTTAAATTGGATTCAATTTTTTTACTTTGATTGTCTTTAGTCTTCAATCCCTTATATGTCGCGGTTGAAACTATGATATTTCCCTCATAAATTTTATCCACAACTTCTGCCTCACCACAAATTTGAACATAACCACGAATAATGCTAGAACCCTTAACACATGCGTTGCCATAAACACATGCGTTGCCACGAATTTTTGTCTTATGAAATAATACTGCATTCTCGTATACTCTTGCATTATTACCTACATGTACATCGTCAAATGCCCTTGCTTTGCCATAAATTCGCGCATTATCATATACTCGAACATTATCATATATGATAGCTTCGCCGGCTACCATTGCCTCATCAACTACTACTACATTATCATAAATTTTTGCATTGTCATAAATTTCTACATTGTCAAACAGTACCGCATTTCCACCTACTATTGCATTGCCATAAACTTTTACTTCATCCCAAATTCGAACCGTTCCATAAATCTGAGCCGTCCCATTAATTTTTGCCTTACCAGATACTAAGGCCTTACCATAAACTATTGCATAAGGCCCAACATATACTGTCTTGTTAACATATGCTGTCTTTTTTATCCACCCGCCGCCGTTTTGGTGCTGATACCAATCAGATTCGTCTTGGCCTATTAGCCCATGAAGGTTCATAATGTCCTTAAAACTCTTAATGCTCATCTTCCTCTCCTAACTCTAAATCGTATAGCTCTTTCCCCTTATACCAGTGCAATTGAATTGCACTGGCGACTTCTTCCCTAATCTATTTCCCCAACCTTGAATGTTGCCAGTTTGCAACCATAAAATTTTTGCCGACAGCCACATTCCAGAGAAATTACACTTCCATCTTTTTTAATAAGGCTACATGAACAATAGCCATCACTATCGCTATCTTGCGCTACACAATTGATATCTGCAATATCCTCTATTTTCTTTGAAAACTGATGAGCCGATTGAAATGCTATATCTAAATTTATTTGTGAATCTATCACATGTTGAAACGTTAATACAATAGCAATTATTATACTTGCAATAATAATTGCTATTGTTACAAATGTTTCACCAGACTCTATTTTTTTCATTACCTTTCTCCTGTTGTATCGATTTTTTATTTTGATCTTCCAGCTTTATTGAAGTAATTAAAGATATTAATTATGCGAAGTTTGATTTAAAATTTTTTGTACTCTTTTCCAATTAGACAAAGTTAATGTAAAATCATTATCTTTTGTGTAAATAACAACCTCCATATCTCCTTTATTGAGAAAATCTCCCCATGCATCTTCTTTTTTAAACAATGCTGACTCAATAACAACCTCTTCTATTCCGTTGAATTCATCCCAAAACTTTTCTATTTTTCTTTCTTGCTCCATTATGCTACAATCGCATCCCCCGTCGGACATATGATAAGACCTGTTACATTTTGGACAATTCGTCCAACAATAATCCCAATCATCAGAAGTATTACACATAATACGTACAGTTACCATTCCAGCGAATGAATTCTTCAGGTTTCATTTCACATTTTTGATACTGACAATATTTTAGACATCTTGGTGTCACTGTTCCGTTGGAATTTATATCAGCATTCCTTAATAAGTTTCCATTAGCATAGGCACATCCCTGTGGTGTTATTATAGATGCCTCCTCTATTGTTTTAATACATTTTTTGACATCATTTTTTAAATATAGAATTGAGCAATCTCCGTTACCCAATCTACACCAATTGTCTATTTCCATTTTTTCCTTCTTTCCTTTTTTAATAACTTCACCTAAAGAGTACTACTATCTCTAAAATATGTCAAATTAATTTTATAAAAATTTTATATATCTCAGAGATGATAATGTTTTTTTGAACAAGGCAAGCTTAAGTAGTGCGGTTAAGTTATCTAAAATAAATATTTTCGCTTCTTGCGTAATAACTTCAAATATTTATCTAATTTTTTTCTATTTTCGATATCAACAATATTACCACAAAAGTAAGATAAGCACGTAATAGACCTTACATCGTAAGGCAAAATACATCCTGTGTCGGATAAAAACCCATCTACCTTATCAAAACCATGCTGCTCAGCTATTACACGAAACCGCGTCATAGCATTATTGATTACTACCGTATTAGCATTAACAACATCAGACAATAAATATCCACTAGGCACTTGAAAATAACCTAATTTTTCGACACAGCCTCTACAACACCTTCCACATTGTTGACATCCTACAACCTGTTTTATTAATTCTTTCAGCATGTTTTAAACATATTTAAATTAAATGGTCTTAAATAGTCTATTTGCTCCAAGGGTGGCATTTCATCTAAATTTTCAACCAACTCCTTATTGTGTAGAACAATAATCGCATATTCTGTAGCATATACTATTTTAGTTTTTTGATTGAGAACTAAAGGAATACCAATAGAGTCATATCCAACTAGCAATCCTACCCAATAGTCATATTGCTCATCAAGATCTCTAATGATAACGTGATGACCTAGTCTGATTGGATTGTCTCTCTCTTTCTTTATGGCCTTCTCTTTTTTCCATAATAAAACGCTTAAAACAATATTAATTATTCCACTAATTGTAAACAGTAATTCCATTTTATCCTTCCTTGCAATTAACAAAAGGCCATTCATGGCTAAGATGTTCGTCCGTTTGTATTATTTTTAAATAATCTTGATACAATCCCCAAACAAAAGGTAAAACACTTTCATCATCTGGAACACCTTGAATAATAATATTACTCCTATCTCCATGGTATAACCAATCCACATAATCAACCACGCTTTGCCAAGCAGCATATGATCCTACCGCCTCCCGCTTTATCACGTCATCACTCATAGGTGATTCCAATAACCAACCATAGCCAATACATTTGACATATGCTTTATTAATTTGGCGATATTCAGGAAAAATAGTTTGAAAAAAACATAATGCTTTTTCAGTAAATCGAAAAACCGGAGGAATATGAGGCCACATTACAATTTGAGCTATCCCATGAATTTCGGGGTTAGGACCAGTAGTTACCAATCGTGTCATTAATACTTTGTTTTTATACTTCATTGGTTTCTATCTCTGCTTTTTTCAAGTTTAAATTAAGTTGATAAATTTGTTTTTGAACCAATTTCTCTATCATTTTTAATGCCATAATTTCAAAATCCTCTCTCTCTCCAATTTCTATTTTTCTCATACGAAAATATTCTTCTATTTCAATAGCCTCTTCTAACTCTATAAAATTTATTAAATTATTTATCAGTAACCGTACTGTTTTATAGAGATCCAACGAATTATTAGGAGGCGAAGAATAAGTATATTTATTTAATCCGTTCACAAGTTCGTTAATCTTATTTATCATCTCTTGATTAAACACTACACCCTCTCTTTGGATAATTGATTTTCCAACACTTCTCTTGTCCTTTTTAATATTTCAATTCTTCTTCTTGTCATCCATTTAGCAACTCCTAATGGAAGTTTATTCCCAATTTTAACCATTTCTTCAATTTGCTGTAAACTTTTTAACAATAAACGAACTTTTTTATAAAAACCAATAAGATTACAATCAAAATCTAAACTATTCATCGAATGTCTGATTGACTTCATTGGCTCCCACCAATCAGGAATTGCTATTTCTTTCTCAGACAAATTCATTTTTTAAACCTTTTTTTGATTTTTTTGATAACTAATTAGTTTTTATTACTTTTATCAGCAATAGTAATGTTATCAAATCTTTCTGTCAGATCCTCATTGATAGATTTAAGTATTTTACGTGCTTGATCTAAATCTACTTCATCAGTCATTATTGCAACATGAAGAGATCGAAGAATAAGCATTATTCCCAGTTCAACACCTATCGCAATAGGTCCGCCATCTCCAGCTTGAGCCTTAGAATCAATAGCACGGGCAACCTCTACTAACATGTTGCCCGCCAGTTCGATACTTCTCTCTACCCGAGAATTAATATCATCAAATTGAAAAATATTCATTACTTCACCCGAATTGTAGCGCCCTTAAAAGGCCACCCAACACAAACAATAATCTCAACGTCCTTGCCGGTTGGATTGATTGCTCTCGTTTTAAATAAAGCTGCATCTTTTCCGCTGCACCCTCTCAGGCCAACAAGAAAAAAACTTTTATCTATTATACTAATATTTTGAAAGCCATTTGCTATTAAAGCATTTTCTACTATATTACTATCAGTGAAAACACCTCTACATAGAGCGAAAACAAAAAGCATACCTATTATTATGTAAATAAATCGCATTATTGTTCTCTTTTTTTAGAATCAGTGCTACCAAATCCACCTTCGCCACGAGCAGTCTCATCCAGTTGATCGACTTCAATCGGTTGCAAATGAACTATATGACGAGGAATTATTTGAGCAATCTTACAAGGTAGCTTTAAATCTTCAGTATAATGATCTACTTTTCGTAATGCTACAATAATTGGCCCCCGATAAGCTCGATCAATTATTCCTACATTGTTCGCTAACATGTAGCCAGTTTTTGATATAGACGAACGAGGCACTAAGTCAAAATAGTACCCAAAATCAGGCTGAACTTTTATTCCTGTATCATAAAAAGTTACATCACCAATTGTTTTAATTTCCTTAATAATAGTAATATCATATCCTGCATCTGAGATTTTTTCCTTGGTAGGCGGGAGTGCTGCCTGATCCGTTTTTGTCCATTTAAATCCTGTAGATTTTAATTTTGAAGGATACCATGCACATAAATATATATATGTATCATAATTTTCGCTTAAATAAATACGTGAACTTTGATTTGGACAATGGTACACTTTACCTAATAAATCTAATGCATTATTGCCCAGCCATGTAATCTTAAAACCATCATTTACATTTTCCCAACTTCCTGGAATATGAATAAATTGATATATTCTTTGAAGCAAATCGGACCACAACTTTCGCTTTTGCCAAGTGTTAGCTTTAATGCTGATAATACACTGCGGTTCATTGTTGTAAAGAATTTCTCCGCAATTGTCAAATAACCCCCTAATAGTAAGCCATTTTTCAAATATAAAATAATTGTCAAAATCACACTTTCTTAAATCTACATAATTATAGATTAAACGTAAAACATCTGTTGAAATACCAGTAATTTTAGAAACATCTTTTTTAGAATTAATCCAAATTCCATCCTCTCTAATCTCCCCGCCTCCAGCGACCCAACCTATCGTATACTTTTCTTGTTCATTAGTAAATAATGTTGTATTCATTTGTTAACCTCCCATGCATAATCCAATTGTATTAACACTTTACGGAAAAAAAACTCATTTTTCTTCCCACTGTTCTAACCCTCCTTCTTACCTCCTCTTCTGTTCGTTGTGGCTTAACAACTCTAACAAGCTTTCCTTTTTGTTCTAATTTCTTCAAAACTTGACCTGCATAATGTTGAGAAATTTTCAACTCAATAGAAATTTGAGGTATGCTCATTTCTCCGCGTTCTTGGATAAGATCTTGTACTTTACTGGCTACGTATTTTATCTTTTTTGGAAATAAATCAATATCACTTTGAGGATATTTTACTAAGCTATAACAAGATTGATTCTTTTTATAGTTTCTTCCTAAACATAGATCATAAGCATCTGTTTGTTTATTATCCTTTCTTAAAAAACCTAAAAAAATTAATTCTTCAAGTACTTTTCTTATGTTATGTATAACTTGACCTGTATTAATCACAATATCATGAATACTGGCAGTCTGCTTTTGTTCTAAATATTTAATTATTTGCTTCTTTAACATAAAATTGTCATTTTTTTTCATTATCATCTCCATTTTTATTTCTTATAAAGTTCCTAAATTCTCTTAATGACATTTCAGGGAGTTCTTTTTCATAATCATCATATTCTTCTTCTTCGTTTTTACCCTCTTCAATATCTCCTTTGTCTATTTTCCGTTTTTTATAATACTTATTACATTTTCTAAGAAAGACCGCCAATTCAGGCAATTTTCTATCTGGAATTTTTTTACCATTATTATCGATTATCTTCGTTCCAGGAATATCAATATAGTTCCAACAAGGATTAAATAAAATATCTTTTATGTCTTCAATTTCCAAATCATAACAATCTGCTAATTGCGAAATCTTTCGGCTCCCCGAATAAAATGAACATTTGATTGCACAGACATAATCATCGGCAATTTGCTGCTTTTTTTTAACAACTTCCTCTTTCTTTTTTTTCCATGAAAGATTAGAAATATTTACATTATTACAATTACCATCAAAAAAAAAGAGAATCTCATCTTTTTCGGGGAGACGCAAAAAAGTTTTTAAAACCAAATCTGCTACTTTACAGCGAGTATATCCATTCTCACTAAAAAGCAATACACTTGGACCACTTTCTTGATAACTCGCAACCAGATATCGATCAGTCATTAAATCTTTAATATCCCCATTTGATGATATTAGATATAACTCATAGCCCCGCAACGGCTTCCATTCTACCATTTTATATTGCTTTAAATCTTATATAATTTAAGGCATCTTCATGTAAGCCATATTCAAGATAGCTTTTAATTGCCTGGACATCAGCATTTTTTTCCTGAATTTGCTTTTTAAGAAAATTGCTTTCTTTTTTCAGTTTATTGTATTTCTCCACTAGGGAATTTATAGCCCCCGTCATGGAGGCATTGGTCTTTTTAATCATTGACTTCACCTAAATTTCTTGTTTTCATTTGGTTTAAAAAAAAATGATCTGGAATATCCATTAATAGGTTGGATTCCTTTTGTACTACTTTAATTTCTTTTTGTAATCCTTCTAACCTTTCTTGTGATTCTCTTTCTACTCTTCTCAATTGCTGCTCTAAAACTGTTCTCTCTGTTATTAGGCTTTTAACCTCTTGCCGCATTCCCTCATAAGAATACCTTAGATTGATTGCCCAACAGTTATAATATGTTACACCTCCTATAATAGTAATAATTGTTCCAAACGTGAATTGAGCACAAAGCAAAACCCCATTCCAAACAGTTTCTATAAATTTAGCAATAATAAAACATTCTATCATAAACGCTACAGATAGAATTAAAACTCCCACAGTAGTTAAAAATGCTGCAAATCCCATTTTTTCTCCTTTTAAATTTGATCTTCTTTTAACGCATGTAATAACACCCTTATGATCCAACACCATCCTGAGCTGATCACCCCACAAGTAAATCCATTTATAAACCATTTTACAAATGGATAACATGGATAATAAATCTGAATAGATAATAAATTAGCAGGAGTTATGAAATTAAATACCCCTAACACCACCCCTATCCAGAACCCAAAACACATTGAACATTTGAAAAGGTTAGACTTCTTCCTTAGAAACTTAAAAACTCTAAGATTACTACCTGTAACAATATTAGTCATTCCAAAACAAATCAACAAAAAGTATATCAATTGTAACATATTTTCTTATATCTCCTTTTAGTGAAAAATTATGTCTTATTAATATTGCACATCTGCAGATATAAGTCAATATTTTCTTTTTTAGATTAACTATTATTGAAAAGAATGTAAGGTAAGTTACAGATAGGAATAAATGTTATTTTAATTTAGAATTTATATTCAAATCCTTAGCTGTTTTCACAAGTAACAATTGGATTAAATCGTTAGCTGAGGAAGATTTTCCTTGACCAATGACCGTCTGAGGAACTAAAGCGCCAGGTTTGGCATGGGCTAAAGCGTCTGCATAATATTGATGAATCTGAGCCATAACTTCTAATTTTTGAGATAAGGCTCCATCAGCGTGCATAATAGCTCGTCGACGGGATGCTTCACCTTCACCGCGTAAAATATTAGCTTTTTTCTCTAATTCAGCTGCAGCTAAATCAAGAAAAGCCACTTCTTTTTTCTTCTGTGCTCTTAAAATAGCTTCTTCCTTGTCCGCCTCAGCCCGTACGACACGCTGTGTTTTCTGAACCTCTTCCTTGGCTCGTGTCTCAGCGATTTGCGCCTTAGCTTCCGCGTTAGCCTTCGCTGCACGCGCTTCCGCTTGTTTTGCCTGTGCTTGCTGAGTAATAATATCCATCCGTGCTTTTCGTTGAGTTTCAATTTGTTCCAACACTTTAGGAGAATACGTAATATTGTCAATAACCAAATTGATAACTTTTACATTGAAATCTAAAAATGCAGCACGATCACGTAAATATCCATCAATGCAACTCTCTTTATCTACTAGCACACTGCATCGCTTTTTCACTAATACCCATATTTTTTTATTCTCTCCAGTAATAAGATCTGGTTTTATCTCTTGAATTTTCTCTACTAGGATAATCCCATTGACTAGCTGATTTTCAACTAATGCAGCAAATTCACCACGTCGCTCAGCAAAACTTTCCGCTGCACTCATATGGGGACCTGTATTAAATAATGCCTTACGAACGGCCGGTAAAACTAATTTCGCCATTACTCCCTTAGCGCTTTTAAACTTCCGATGTAAAAGCTTTAGATCTTCACAATCAGTTGGCAATATAACGCGGACTGAGCCAGATACGCTTGCCCTAGCTCCATCATTAAATCGAGTAGGTAAAGATTGATCTCTTTTTTCTCCGGTTTCCTTATCAACTGTAAAGTAAAACGTCGTGGCTTCAGGATAAGTGAAAATATCACCGAACAGTTGGAGATACATTCCAGGTTTGCTTTTACAGGACAAATTTCCCGTTATTGCTGCTTGTTTTACTTGCATAAACCCTGCCGAATTAGTTTCGAACATCCTACCCCAACATATTAATAATAAACCAATAATTCCTACTGCTATTATTAAACCCCAAGTGCTTTTTCTTGATAAATCAAAATCCATTATTCTCTCCTATCTTTTTTAAAACAAATAAGTATTTCCATCACGAAAAATACCATCACACATCTCTTCAACTTTGGCTATTCTTGCCATAACAAGACTTCTTTCACCAGAAGAAACTAAAAAAGTTTTTATTTCCTTTTTTGTCCTCTTTAATTCTTTGTTAGTTTTTTGCTTAACTTGCTTAACTTTAACCTCTTGCTTAGCTTTAACCTCTTGCTTAGCTTTAACCTCTTGCTTAGCTTTAACCTCCTTATCTTTTTTTAAATGCTTCCCCGCTGTTGGCCACACGCGACCGTCAATTATGTCTTTAATACTACGAAAATGTAAACCATATTTTTTTGATAAATCTTTTAAAGACACTCCCTTGCGTTGCTCCTCTCTAAGATCAACCACATTTTGTTCGGTCAATCCAGATGGAAGCGTCCAGTATAAGTTATCAAGATGACAATTGCGAAAATCATCATCTTTATATGCAGCATGTAATCCTTGACACCCTGGATCTTTAAAAGTTGTCAATATCAATTTGCCTACTGAGACATTTTTTGTTTTTCCATCTTGCAAAACAAAAGTATAGAAAACCCTTTTTTGTCCTCCTCTTCTGGTTAAATAAACATAATTACCTTTTTTTAAATATTTAACATAACCATAATTGGATACTTCATATTCGTACTTATAGCCGCTTAATTTAACCCAAATTTCTTTACTCATTTTAATCTAACTCACAAGGTGTTATTAGATATTTTATTACAACAACCCCTGTTAACGCTTTTAAAAAATCAAATATTACATTGTCCATTAATGATAAAATAAAATTAAAAAAATCTGTCATACTCAGGGCTGTTGTTACTATAACTCCGGCAATTATTATTAACAAAATTGTAATTTTACGCTTTTTATTCCTTGCTGACACGTTGCGCATATAATTTATTGTAACAACCCACCCCCGACAGCAGGCAACAACCTTTAGAATGTAAATAATTACTCAAAGATGCCACCAGTTTAACTACTTGTTCGGTTGATTTGGTTGGCCAAATCTCAAATACACGGCCTAAAAATATTTCTTCTCCTTCAGTAAGAGTATTAATCCTTGATTCGTCAACCACTAATTTTGCGTCATCTCTTAATGGTTGATTTATAAAAGCTTCTTTATTCATTTTTTCACCCCATGATTGACAGAATGGTCGAACACCCAATATATCCTGTGGCAAGTCCAAAAAAACTGACTGCAACAAATATTAAAATTTTAACCATATAACTATTATAATAATCCATAATACCGTACCGCTTAAATATATAAGGCAATAAGTTTTTTATTACCATGCTTGTCTTGACCAATCTTAACATTTGGTACAAATGTTAACGCTATACCCTGATGGTGAGTCACTCTCACCAAACAGCCAATATTTTTTATTTCCATTACGGATGTTTCTTCAAAAAATCCCTTCATATCACAAGAGTCGACCACTTGTGAAATTGTTACCCACACGTCTTTATTGAAAGACATCTTCATTTCTATTGTTTGATCGTTGTTAAATTTACCAAAATCTTTTCCCATTTTATTCATCTCCCATAGACAAAGAAAATAGATTCATTAAAAAAATAGCAATACCTATAAATAATAAAATAGGCCAACACAATGGTAAAAAAGTATAAGTCGCAAAATTTGGCCTTTCTTTGAAACCATTATTAATACCGTAAGCAATCCTTGCTACAACCAACCCAATGATAAAATAAATAATTACATATAAGATCCAGGCCATGTTATCAGGTATAACAACTTCCATTTTTTATTTATCCTTCTTGGTAACTGTCACTCCAGGAGTACTATGAAGGGCCCACAAATCGGCTTCTATTCCGTCAATATCTTGCAATGATAGCCCTGAAGCATTTAACCATTGAAAACAGTCTTCTTGAGGGATAATCACCTCTGTAATATCGAAGAAGTCTTCAATTGGAAAATTGCTATCATAAGCTTTTCGAATAAAATCTTCAGTCGAACCCGTTATTGCAACATTGACATCTCTTCTGAAAATACATTGAAAAGCCTTCTTTCCATACTGGTTGATAAATTTGTCCTCATCTACCTTTGACACTTTTTTAGGTTTTACCTTAGAGGAAACCGTTACATGACCTTTTTTGCCACCAAATCTAATATTTTGCAGCTTACCATCTTGAGACCAAGTCAGTCGTGCCTCGTTTCTTAATCGTTCCTGATTTTCCTCATAACACTTTTTTAGTTCTGCTATTTTACCCTTTAAATCTATCAATTCATCTACTGTCTCAGAAAACAAATTATTACATATATAATCTATTTCGTTAATAACAGTAGATTGATTGACTGACGGAAACTTAACAATTTTCGCTAATGATTTCATACTAACTCCTTAATAGGTGGAAAAAAAATGTCTTGCGGCTACTTCTTTTCTGCTTTTCCATGCATACTTAGTAGCTTTAATGACGGATCTGATAGAAAAAGATAGTGGACTGTACCTACCAAAAGACCATTTTGCTTGATGTTTTAATGATTGCCAAAAAACACCTATAACATAGTCAATATTTTGATTAAACGGGTTTGATAAACTTTCACTCATTCTCATTTTTTATTCCTTTTTAATATGAGGTATGATTATCTTAGTATTCCATTTGACGTCTAATAAGTCAATTTTTTTAACTCTATCTTAATTTGATGTAATTTTTAATACAAGTATTAAAAGATATGTCTATTGGTGAGATGGGACAAAACGACCTTGCTGTAGATCTCCGGTCTTTGGCCAATAAATAAAAGGTTTTTCTAACTCTTTTCCTTTTTTACTATACCTCTTAACCTCAATTAAATAAGATGTATGATTTCGAGGCCGAATTCCAGCATACTGAACCCTGTGAGTCTTTAAATAATTTTGAGGCACAGGAGGACATTCACCTGCTTTTATTATAGCAATAACTATTCCACTTTTGATCAGATTTGTACCATTAGATTGACTACTCCAATGAACTTGATCGCCTTTATTAAATATGTTCATCATTCTTCTCCTAAAATTGTCTCCCCTTTCTTAAAATATTTATATTAAAAAAAATGCCGAACTATACCATCTTTTATTCTAAATTCATAATCCGTTGAATCTTTGCCAATATATGCCGAACTATACCATCTTTTATTCTAAATTCATAATCCGTTGAATCTTTGCCAATATATACATTGCAAGTACCACATCCATCATTATCATCATCATTATTACAGTCGCATTCACATTTTTCTAAGTAAGGCTCACCAACCCAATCAGGAATATATTTTTTAAATTTAACTAAATACTCATTAGTTCCACCAATAATTCTATGATCAACTATTTTACCCTTGCTTCCGTTAAAAATATACTTTACAATATCGTTTTTTTTGAATTTTTGATCTGACATATTAACAAGTTCCTTTAACCTCTGGAATAATATAATAAAAAAGACTATCTTCTGCAAGATTAACTGCAGTCCTTAAAGCTTCAATCTCGTCATCCAATCGTCCATTTTTATGATTCACAGAATGAATCATAAAGTCAGGGCTAAGAGTGTCTTCTCCTGACTCTTTCCTGTCTAACCTCTTAATTATTTTTTCCATATCTTCGTCTTTATGCAAACATGCTTCCGTCCGAGTACAACATGAATCCACTAACTGTTCTATGCCGTTCAAAATACCATCAATATCCAATGCTAATCGTTTGTCAACATTTTCTATTCTTCCTTTAAATTCTTTAAGCTTCTTTTGAAATTTTGTAGCATCGGAAAAAACCTCAACCATTTCTTGTAATAATTCTTTTTTATTACTAGTCATTCGCCATTCCTTTACCCTTAAAAATCTAAATTGTTATACTTTAAGTTGTTATATTTTCGTCCGCTCCATGTATGACCACAGGTACATGAAAATGTAGCATCAATAGCATTTTTCATTCTTTGAACCTTATAGGTCAATTCTTTCTTATATGAAATATTTATACCACCACATTTAGCACATTCAATAGTTACACAATCCATTCTTTTACTCTCCAATGTGTTCTTTTTTTACTAACCATTCTTTAATAAAAACCGTTCCAATATTGCCTTCAACTATTATATCAGATTCCTCTTGGTTAATATTTGAAAACGGGATCCAAAACTCATTATCATTTATTTCCAACAAGCAAGCATAAGGAGTAATTTTTACCACCTGTACATCATTAAATTGGATATATCCGTCATCATATCTTGACATTGTTTTCCAATTTTGTCCTTATTTCTATCACTTGATTAATTACTGTTTTAAAACTTTCAACTTCTTCCAAATTAAAAAACTCATTACAACAATTATCAATAATCCATTGTCCGGCATTTATACAGTCACTTGTCTTTTTTATATATTCTTTAATTCCATCCTCGTCCAAATCATCAATAAAATCTCCTTCTTCGTCTTTAATCATTATTTCAGCTATTATCATATTAAAAGAAATTAAATTTTTCATTAGCGCATCAGAAAAAGACTGATACTCATCAATGTCAACATCAGTTAAGATTCCCTTCTTTTTAAGAATATACACCAAGGTAGTAACTCGACTTAAAGGTCGTATTGCCTCTTCTAAGGTTCTTTCCATTTTTATTTTCTCTATCTCTTCCTTTTTTTTTGCTTCTTTTACTTCTTTTTCAATTTTTTCTAAAACTTCTCCAAAAAAATCTTTAGTCATTTTGCAATAATCCTTTTTTAGTATTGATGTTTTATCTTCTCAGAAACTTCTTTTAAAATACTTTCATCCACGGAAGATAAATTATCAACTAACTCTAAAATTTTACGACGATTTTCAGGATTCTGAAGTGCATCCTTTGAGTCTCTGTCAATTTCCTGATCTATCACAGCCATAATATTAGCATCAATTCCAATCGTACCCAAATGTCTTTCTGTAAGTCCCAAATTCATTTGCATTTCACCAATAACCTTTAGTATCTCTAGCGCCTGAGCAATCTCCTTTACTGTGCCAGGCAATAGCATCTGTTCTTGCCTTTCTATCTCCACGGCAATGTTAACACGTTCACGATGAAGATGGTACAAATCATTTAATTCGCCTAAAACATCAACACCTTGATTGAATTGTTTCATCTTTGATATAAACTGAGATGGCATTGCAAGAGCAGCAACTTTGGACGGCGGTAATTCGTCACGATATTTTTGTATTGTACCTATTAGCTGATCTCGTGGATAATTTAGTAAAGCATGTTTCTCTTGTTGAATATGCTCTACTATATAAGCATCAGTAAACCCATTCTTGATCATTAAATCAATTTCATCTACAAATGGAAGCTCCTTTAGTTCAACAATGCTTCGACCCATACGACTATTATAAACTCGAGGACGTCTTCGATTTAATTTTCTAGAATCTAAAATAGATCCATTTTTTCTTGAAATTCTAGTCGTACTAAAATTTTTAAACTCTTTATCGCTTACCTTGTCTAAAACTTCTACGCTATTTGCATTCATGTTTTTATCCTTTTATTAAAAGAATATCATAAATATTATAACAATTCCATTCTTTGCAAACAGCGTTTTAAAAAGATTACTGATTATTCTTTCTTTTTAGAAGCCTCATAAAGTTCTTGTTTTGTCTTTTTGTCAATCCTATTATCTATAGATCTTCTATCAAAAAGAGCATTTCTAATCATCTGTTGCAATTCTAACGGTAAAATACTCATATTGACAAAATTCTCTACCATATATCCGCCATTAATAATGACCCCCACATTAAGCATTCGAGGCGGATCTTCGTCTCGCTCCACCTCAATTAATCCATATAATGAGGGTACTTTTCTAATGACCGCAGCCATAAAATCTCCTTAAGTGCAATTCAATTGCACTCAATCATTTATTTTGTCAGCAACAATTTTACCTTTTTCATACATATAGGCAACCATTCTTGTCTTGCACCAATTGCACTGACCAACGAAAATTCCTTCTTTTATTTTTTTCCATATATTATCATTAGTCATCTTTTCACATTTTAAACACCAGGTAATTCCAAGATTGTATATTTTTTTATTCGGCCTCTTTCTCATATTTTATTATGATCACGTAATTCTTCTATTGTATACTCTCCATAAGACCATAAAATACCTTGAACAAACCCCAGCCAACGAAAAGCTTTTTCTCGTCTCTCCTCTTTAATAAATTGCTTTATCCTAGGAATCATTACTAAAACATGCCCCATTGCGTCAATATCGTTAGGATAATATAATTTCTGTTTAATCGCACGAGATTTATATCCTTTCTTATTTAAAAATTTTGAATATTTATTCAAAATAGTAAAAATTTTCTCATTCGTCATACGTCTACTCCGTTGAACTTTCGTTGTGGAAACTCCCATTCTCGTCTCACCTTATTCCAACTACCAACAGGAGTAAAAAAACCAACAACTCTTGTATAATATTCCCTAGCAGGACTGCCAGATTGAGGATTAATTTTATACTTGCCAAGCATAAATGAACCATCTTGAAACTCCGTATAGATCGCATTTAAAGCAAAATGCTCATTGCCTACCTTAATAGCATATTTGATAATTTTTTTCGACTGCTGTGAGGTTGTTTTCTCTCCAACCTGCACATGTACAATTCCGCCCCCAGTAATCAATTGATTGTATTTGCCATCTTCAGCCATCCTTTCCCAAATCGTTGAATTTTCCCATAAAGGCACAAACTGATTTGAATATATTTTTTGTGGTATTGCTTCGTCTCCAAATAATAACCGATCTACCTCAGCAAATCGAACAGCCATACTTTCGCCAGGTATTTGTTCAATATTGCCATATATACCATATTTTTTTGAATATTCAAAAACTAATTTATTCATTAATTTAAGAGTTTCTTCAATATAATCACCATTATTTCCAAATTTTTTTTCCAAATTTTCCTTTGCTTCAACTATTCCCAATATTCCAAACGTTGAAAACATCCTACTCATCGCTATCCAACCCATTTTAATAAACATCTGAATGCCTTCCTTTGTAGTCATGTTTATTAATTCTTTATGGGCTTTTAAAATTTTTGCCGTATCTCTAACTCTCTCCTTTAAAATCGCATAATAATCATCTAAAGTTTTAGCCTCAAGAGCAATTCTATTAATATTTATTGTAACTACACGATGAGATCCCATTGATATTGCTGATCCACCGAATGAATTAATTGTCCCACCTAGTTCATACATCTCTGTGTCGTTAATAAGACGACAATTATGAGTTATAATTCCATTAGCCAATGTAAAGTACGGTTCACCATTTCTAATATTAATACAATAAGCAACTCCTTCATTGTTTTGAACCTTATTAACTTTTTTAATTTTTATAAAACTACAACAAGTTTTTAAATAATCATTACTTGTTAAATCTTCTGCCCTTTTATTATATTCATAATATCTAATTAATCCTTCCTCATAACTTAAACAAGGAAAGTAATGATCTTTAGTACAAGTTATTTTTTTTCCATCCATACAAACAATCTCAATCCAATCATCATTATATCCTATTTTAACCTTATCAAAATGTTTCCACCCATTATAATATACTCTACGATCGTTACAATCATCTATATCGTCTATTAACTCTTTAAAGGTTGGTAAATCTGCATAAATCACTCCATCTCTATTAATCATTGTTTCAACTTGCTGATCTCCCCTAAAACAACAACTAGCAATTTTTATTCCTTCACTAGAAAAAATGTTATACCTAAAAATATCTCTTTTTACTATTGACTCAAGAAACTTATCATCCTCGACTACCCATTCATTGTCCTTTTTTTTCTTTGAAATATTGACTGTACAAATAGGAAATCTATAAAGCAATCCATTTTTAGATGGATCACCTTTGTCAAAAAAATCTAAAAATATATCTTGAATTGCTATAATATATTCAATCACATTATTCGTATTTAAATCATTAAAATACCATTTCATACCCTCAATTAATGCTCTCAATTTGGGTCTATCAAAGATTGAAATATTAGAAAAAGGTGATTCAATGCTGTTTCTAGATAAATGATTTACCGAATGTACAAACATTTGAAAGGCGTTTTCTATTCTCTTACGAACCGCCATATTATTTATAATATCATAATAAGGTATTTTTTCTTTTATTAATAAAATATGACAAAAATCTATAAAAATTGTAGAAACAGCTAAAGCTCCAGCGACATGATGAGACATTTGATGAATAGTTTCATTTAAACATGCTATATACGACTCGATCCTTTTAGGTGGATTAGAATATAATTGACCAAATTTTCTACCATTTAATATAATATTAGATGCATTAAAAGAATAACAGTAAGGAATTAATATCTTAGTTGAATCATTTAATGATAAAGAAAAGTCATACAACTCCCCGCTTAATCTTTTAGCTTCCTCCTTTCCATATATTTTTCGCATTGTTTGATATAAAAAATCATAACCAACTGATTTTTTAATAGGACATACAACTTCCTGTATTAATCCCTCAAACGTTTTTTCAACCTTATTTGAATTGTCATCAATGCTCACATCATTTAATCTGTTACACAAAACCTTGTTTAAATTACCAACAAAATCAAACTTATCATTTGATAACCCATGAATAGCCATTATTTTTTGTACTATATCCCAAAGATCATATCCTAATTTGTATTTTCTTGTTAAAGACTGTACTAAAGAATTTGTAATATTTGTAGTTGTTCTAGTTGTTGTTGGATTAGAAACAAATTCAGACAGAGTTGAAGAGGTGTTCATATGTTGACTCCTAAAAGAAAAAGACCCCATTGCCGTCTGTAACTTCAATGAGGTCTTTATTATAAATCTTTTGATTTTTTGATGCTAATCTAAGAAATGTGTCACTCTTGGCTGGAGGTTGACTTTCTTCTGGAATAAATTTTCCAACTTTTATAAAATCAAAACCAGATATTTCACATCGTTTTACATAACTATAATCATAACCAGTGTAAATAGTAACTGATAAATTGTTCTGAACTAAAAAACTTTTAACAAATTCCACATTTTTACAATACAACGGATCCCCGCCACTTAAAACTACTTTATCAGTATTACACCTTGTGCACATATTGTTTAAGTCTTCAATAAAATTACCAAGAAAAATAGACCTGGCATCATTATTATAATAATTAATTAATTGATGATTATGACAACCTTTACAATAATTGTCACAGCCAACAAAATAAACCAATACCGCATTACTAACCGAATCAGGATAATCTTGCCATGTTTCTACAAATGGATATATTATCCGCGTTTGTAAGCTCATTTTATTATTTTCCTTTTTTAAGTTATTTTTTTGATTAAGTTCGGAATTGATGATATAGGAATGCGAGCAATTGTTTTGTATATATGATTAGATAATGATTTTTTTTGCAAATAAAACCATTTATCTCTTCCAAAGAGATACATCCACCTCATAGGCAATGTATCATACTTAACTCCTAATTCTGCGCATAATGCATTGCACAAACCTTTAGGAATAAGAAATATTTTATTTTTATTATTATTTAAAACTATTCTATGACCAGATCCATGCAATGCAACCGAAATTCTCTTAAAATCTATACCAACCTGATTCAAAGAAACTACCTGTTTACAAATTCGTCAATCAACTCAAATATTATATTTACACTATGAAAAACACCCGTCTCGTTTACATTATATTAATATAGCATACCAACCACTTTAAGCAACTTTATTAATAGACATAATAATACCACAATAGCCTCTTTCCGTGAGGTTACGCTCTTCAAGAAAGAGTAACTCACGATTTTTTTTACGACTAATATATAATGCTAAATCATTTTTAACCTTTGACAAAAAAGACGCTAAATATCCGTAATCTATAGTGATAGAATTATCATCAATATTTTCTTGTTCTTTACAATTCGCAACTACCTTCTCTATTGCTGATCCTGTATTAAAATTATCTGTTTCCAGTTCAAGCATATTTTCCTTGACAGTAATTGTTCCACTATAAGGTATTTTATCTTCCGAAGAAGATGGTTCACATAGTAACAATAATCGTTGAACAGCCGAAGTTAAACTCTTTTTATCTACTAATATTGGAAAACTCTTATCAACTTGATCTTCAAGAACTTTTTTATAATCTATATATAAATTATCTCTACTTAAGGGTAAACTGATCATTGTATTATCAAATTTAATAAACAACCTTTTTAAATTTTCCTCAACACTTTCAAGATCAACGCAAACTTCTATATCACCTTCTCCCTCAATAAGTTTTAATATTTTCTCGCAGCTTTTTTTATTAATCTGTATCTGATCTGTATATTCAGTACTGTTTTTTATTGAAAATACCGACATCCTCTTTCCGTCAGTAGCTACAAAGTCAATTAATTCATCGCCAAACTTAATAAAAACACCGTCAGATGCCCTTCCAGCATTTAAAGTACAAAATAACACCTTTTGAATAGCTAAAGAAAAATCTTTTCTATCAAGAGTAAAAAAAACTGAATCATTTTTTGGATAAAATCTAGCAGGATAATCCGCCCCATTAATATAAATAAGATTATATCTTGAATTACCATTTCTAATAATAAGAACATTTTTGTCTCGATCAATCTGAATATTAAAAGTATCACTATCACATTTCTTAATAATATTATAAAACAATTTAGCATCTAAACAGATATTAAGATCTGTTACATTGTCTACTATAACAGAACACGAAACACTAATATCCATCGTATTTGCTTCAAAATTTAACACCCCACTTCGAGCTTGAATTAAAATATTTGACAATAATGCAAAATACTTTTCCTTTATGGCTACATTTGCAGCCATAGATGCACAATGCAATAATTCATCTTTATTTATTGAAAAATTTAACATTTTCATCTCTCCCTATTCTTCGTCTACTTCTTTTAATTTTATGGCCAACATGCCTATTGCTAATATTGGACCAAGTTCTCTTCTCATTTCCTCTAATTGAGTTCTAGGATAAGATACTTTTTTGTTTTTTAAAATTGTTGTTATCAGATCAGCCTTTTGATTTACACTTGAATTAATCAAATACTTAGCAACCTTTTTATAAAATTCTTTATTGTCCAGATTTCCTTTTCTGTAAGGAATCATCGATGCGTTAATCAATTTCATTCTCCATAATTTAATATAAGCAATTCTTTTACGGGTCCCCGTTTGCTGCCTCGAGAATTCACTCGACGTTTAGCAAAAATAATATTTTGATTAAACTCTTGATATTTTTTTATTACCCAATCAATATAAGAATTAGAAAGCATCGCATATGCTTTTCTTTTTGTCAATAAAGAAAAAATTCTAAAAAGTTTATCTTGATCGTCCCAACTAAACCCCATTTTATTATAATTAACAAAATGTGATGTTTTAGATATGGGAATATAAGGAGGGTCAAAATAAATAAAATCATGTTTTTCAATATTATCATACGCAATTTCTACAAAAGAACAACATAAAATAATAACATCTTTAAGAGCGCTAGATACAGCTATAAGATTTTTTTCATCACAAATTGTCGGATTAACATATCTCCCAAACAATACATTGAACTTTCCCTTCTTGTTTACCCTGTATAACCCATTAAATCCCGTCCTGTTGAGATAGATCGTTCTTGCAGCTCGTTCTGTAAGAGAAAGAAAATTAGGTTCTAAATCTCGAATATGATAATAATAATCATGATCATAATAATGATCTTTTAAATAATAAATAACAGATTGAACATCATCTCGAATAGCAACATAACAGTCAATCAATTCTTGATTAAAATCTGACAAAAAAATTTTTTTATTATTAAGTTGCCCAGTATTATATAAGGTAAAAAATAACGCCCCTCCTCCTAAAAAGGGTTCATAATAATTCTTAAACAGGTTTGGAATATGAATCAACAACTTATCTATAATTTGTCTTTTTCCACCAACCCATTTTAAAAAGGGATATGCATTCATGAAGATACTGCTAATTCTATGCACTTATTTAAAGTATCTAAACCATAAATAATTTCATCTTCGTTAGTATCAACAATTATTAATTTAATATGAGGCAATAAGGATTCAAGCTTTCTTAGATAGGTTATAAGATCACTTTTTTTAGCATGGCCCGTCTTAAACATATTAGTAGCGACAAAATCTTGAGCAATAAATGAAAACAATTCCGGCCGAAAACTTCGATCGCTAATCTCGTGTGCTCTTGTCATTGCATCCTTAATCATTGAATGCTGATCATTGTCCACTTTAAATGTAATTGTTTTTAACGGTTTATTATTATTTATATCTCTTTTAATCGTTGCACGATCACCCCTACCTCGAATTTGTTTTAAATTATCATTTGCTTTTTTTACTTCCTCATCATCTGGATCAACTGTTCCATCACTTATTCTCTTCCTGACCAACGCTGCCCTGCATTCCACAGCTAATTCTTCACAGCTTAAAGTTGTTGCTTTCTCATACCACTCATCCATATTGCTTTCGTCAACAACCTCTACTAAATCTTTAAGCTTTCCCCAACCAACAGTTTCAAATTTTTTTAAAACCTTTTCACTTCCAACCGTAACTCCAAACCATGTCCAAATTGATAAAAAATATCGAGCCGTCCTTAAACTTCTTTTTAACTCACACTCAACGTATTCTGTGAAGCTTTTATATTTTTCTCCAGTTTCTTTGTTTGTCCATTTTGTATACAATATATTTTTATAAATATAAAATAATGACTCAGCTAAGTGAAGATTGTCCTTGTAGGATCGCTCGCTTATATAAGCTGAATACTCACGCAATTCGTTATTGCTTAAATCTTTTATGGTTCTAGTATTCGATGTAACAATCACATTGCTACCATCTCGTAAAATGATAGATTTGTCACCTTTACTTACAAGTCCAGCCATATTTACTCACTTTTTGATGTTAACTCTTTGTTTCGAATATACTTAATATTTTTAGGTTCAAAATTTTTATAAGGATTGCCAGGTGTAAAATCTGAATTATCCTTAATCGGTCTGTTAAGAAATATCAAATCAGTTCCTCTTACTTCCGTAACTTTTTCGTCAAGAGTAATTGCCCGATTCATCAACTCGCCCTGAACCTGAATATATCCACCAACCCGCAAATTTGATCTACAATTTTCAACTAAATTCTCCCCATAAACATTTACTCTAACCCAAACCAATACCCCTTTTCTTTCACACGCTACCATAAATGAACAACATGGAACCTGTTTTTTGGTCGTTGCAAACTTAATTGGCTGACCAACATTTCCACTGCCTATCCACGCATTAAATCCTTTCATGTTATCATCCTCGCCAATATTTACTTAAACTTGGCATTTTATTATTATTAATATCATCAAACAATTTTAATGCTACTGCAAAAGCGTCCGCTTCATCATTATTATTAACAACTATACCTACTCTTTTTAAAAAACTTAAAACCTGACCTTTGGGATTATTTCGTCTACATCTGCCCATTAGATGTTTCCTTATTGTGGAAATCTGAAGTATATCAGGGATAATATTCATTTTAGAAAATATCTCACATTTTACATGTCCACCTAATTCCGCCAAATCAAAAACCCTCCCATAACCAGCACGACCATATGCGTAATTCTCAACCGCAACATGTGTAACGCAATAGCTATTTAAAATCTTAATAATTTCATCTGAAATATAAATTATTCTTTCAATCCTACTCTGAATATCATTATTTTTCAACTTAGCTACCACAATATGCTCAAAACAAATCCCATCCATCAAGTTTTCATTACTCATAAACCCCGGAAAAAGCACCGCAATTCCCGTTCTAGATAATGACAAATCTAATCCAGCAATAATCTTAGAATCGTCCATAAAAACACCGATGAGCTACTTCACAATCTTTCGCTCTTTTATCCGTCAATCTCATACAAATTTCCCTCTGAGGTACTTTCCCTTTTTCTAAAAGATCTCGCAATGACTCAATCCAATTGATAACCCTCTCATTGATTATCTCTTGATTGTGTTTTACTTTTATAACTGTAAGATAATCATTTGTTTGTCTTAATGGTGAAGCATCCTTATTGATAAAAATAAACATCCCATCATTATACTGGGTTAACCACATATAAATCCTTAACTGTAACAAATATGTAGGATCTATAGAGTTTATACTATAACCAGATCTCCGAAGATTAGTATAACCAATACTTCGTACAGTTTTAATCTCGCCAATATAATATTGGCAATTTTCAATAAGAAATGCATCAGGATGTCCGATAATACCATATTTTTTACTTACAACATCCTCCTCTATATACGTAAATTTGTCGTTACCACACATTTTACATTTTGAAGGCATTCTAATCCTTGATTCATCCCCCATATGTACCCCGCATGATAAACATTTCCATTCGCCAATTAAATATTGACCTGGTCCTAACCACTCATCTCGTATCATATCGCCCAAAGCACTTCCCATGTTAAATGTAAAAAGTAACCGCGGATCCAAAGTTCTTTTGCGAATATAATTTATTTTTGCACAAATGCATTCTTCTCGCTGGCAAAGACGTCCAAAACTGTGAACCTTAACAAAATCGGACGATTTCATCGGAAGGATAATATCTTCTCTTTTAGAGATTCCATCAAAGATTTTAGAAACAAAATCTTTTTTTTTCCGCTTTTGAATATTTAAAACAATATCAGATAGTTCCATATTTACTCTCTTCCACTGCTATTAACATGTTAGAATTTATATCTTTATTTAATTTTTCTGACACTTTCACAGGACAACTAGGATGCCCTGCTACCGCATATCTAACATACCAATCTTTATCTTCACTTAACTCTTCTAAAATTTTTATAGAACACCTGGGATGTTCTGCCACTAATGTTCTAATATGCCAATGCTTGTCTTTGCTTAATTTTTCCAATATCCCTATAGGACAACTAAGATTGCATATTACTGACATCTTAACATTCAAATTTTCATCTTTACTTAACTTCTTTAATATTTCTGCCGGGCAATTGGGATTCTCCGCTACTCCTTTTTTTACGCTATCATGTTTACTTAATTCCTCTAATACCTCAACAAAATTCAATTCTTTCTCAATATATATACCTGAACAAACAACCTTGTCTTGTCCTTCCTCCATCCTTCCACTTCCTTTTACCTTACAACAATGATGTGCCTCCTTTCCATAATAACTGAACGCATCACTTAGTCTTTTAGAAAAATGAAAACCTGACTCACATAATCTAACTGGACCATCATGTTTGTACCGTTCTCCTACCTTAAACTGAAAATTGCCGTACATTGACCTATAGTCTTTCCCCAAAAACTTATATCCTTCTATCACCATTTGTTTTCTCGTTCAATCTTTAATGTCATATTATCAATAACATCAACAATTTTAAAATATCCACATCCGTAAAATCTTGCAATTAATCGTCTACATATGTTGTCTAAAAAAGGAAAACCTCTTCCTATTCGATCCAATAATCTTACATACCATTGTGGTCTAGTAAGCCAAACTGTTTTTCCTATATCATCCTTACTAAAACTGTTGCTACCCATATGTAATTCAAAAACAGTAGTTTTATTCATCTTTTTTTTCTTCTTTCTCAAATTGCTCATACTTGCTACACCATTCATTTTCAAGAGTAACCGGCCAACCATGATATATGTGCGAAGCTCCCTGGTACATTGATATCGGCGGATTAATCCTGCATTCTCCATAAGTGCGTTTTTTATAAGCCCACCATCGACACGATTTGCATATATATGATCTATAAATTCTCATTTTTTTCCTCATTTAAATAACGAATACTTTCTATATTTTCTTTTAAATCAATTATCTCTTCATTAAATCTTTCCATAATTTTATCAATTTCTTTTTTTAACTCTTTACACTTACAATTATTCTTGCGAGATGTAACAATATCCAACTCGTTAAATGATAAACCTTCCTCGATTTTACTAATTCTATTACGTAAATCATTGTTAGCTTGTTCAACTACACGCTTCATAGTGTTAACCGCATTGTTCAATTCATGATAAGACCACTTAAGATTGTCAATCTTTTCGCGCTGTTCAGATTCGCAAATTTTGTTATATAATGATTCAATAAAAAATTTAACTACCTGCCTCATCATCTAATTATCTCCTTTTTCTTTTTAAATTAAGAACCACTCGATGGTCATGTCTTTGCATTATCTCTAATTTCTCATAATCTGTAACTTCCATTAAAAGAAAACCTATTGACCATAATTGATTTTTATCCTTAATAAAGTTATCAAGCAACACTTGTGAATTAAATCCATATTCCCCAAAAATAATATCATTAGAATTAACGACAGTCACACCAGTTATCTTAATTTCGGCAAAATAACATATATCTTTTCTGTTTATTTTACATTGATAAATATTATTTAATTTGACTCCTGAACCTAAATATCCTGACTTGTTACACTTGCTGCATCCAACCTTAAGTCCACGAAAAAATCCCAATCCTTTGCAAAGAGGACATTGCTTTATGGATGCTTTTTTTAAGAACTTATTAATCTTTTGATTGATTATTAAATCAATTATCTTTGTAGAAAATACAAGACTATCCAAGTTTTACAATAATCCCATGCCTTTTAATCTTAAATCTAAAACACGATGTGTATTTATTCCGTAGATACCATCAACTTTTAAAATTAAATCCTCTTTTTTCTTTACTCTTTTATAAGCGTAAGTACTTTTTTGAAAGTATCGAACCGCTTTTAAAAAACTCTTTCTATTAAAACTAACAGTATTATATCCTAGCCTGGTCAATCTGGATCTGGGCAACTCAGTGTCAAACTTGCTTGCATATACATCACTGATTTCCCGAAAATCTTCAAAGTCACCCCGCGACTCTGTCTCAGAAACCCATACATCATAATCATCACCGCCAATATTCTTTACTAATTGTTGAAAGGACTGAAAAAGATTAAGCCATCTAATATTACTATTTCCAAAAATAGCATCCCGAATATTATGTATTGGAAATAACGGCCCCGCGTCTTTTTTTGTCGCCCAAATGCATTGATGACTTAAAATATCATCAGGATTAAACTGATTAAACATTTCCTTGGCCAACTTGCCAATGTTAATATTAGCTATGAGCTGCTCTCGAGTATATGGTTCGTATATTCTTCGACCAACCCTAATTCCCGATTTCCCAAGATCTAATAAGCCATTTTTTAACTTCTTATAACCATAATATCCACTATTTCTATTCTCTACTCCTAACAGGAACTTGTTTGACCAATTACCATGATGCGTTCCTTTTTCCCAGCTCGCCATTATAATTGTTGGCACTGGAAATAATTCTAATAACCAATCAGGACATAATTCAAGCCATAAATTACCAATTATATCATCTTCAACTCTATCCAATACCGTAACATGCCAACTACTAACAGTATTACCCCATGATGGCTTGTTAGCCCATTTCATCGATTTCAAACCAATAGGACCACCTGTATAATGATATAGAACTCCTGTAGGCCCCCTCTCCTGCCACGGTCTTATTCTATTTACTGGTCTTGTTGGTTCTGGCATCATACCGCATTTTTTTAAGATATCTTCAGATATCTTTTTCAGAATGCGATACTTTTTTTTGGGATTCGGCATTAAACATGTTCCACACTTTTTGAATTATTTCATTAACTGGACGTGAATTTTTTGACTTTAGATCTTCTTCGTTAAACCCCATTGTTAAAAGTAAATCACAAACAGTATTTTTTTCCTTATCAAATTCTCTATATTCGCGCAATAACGATTTTCTTACCTGCTCATCATTAACTACCTTATTAAAGTCAATTCCCTCTCCCTGCTTATCATCTTTTAACTGATACTCAAATCCAAGTCCAGCCCCCGCTAATACTATTCTATTAGCCCCTAGATCTATTAATGCACCAACCTGTTCCAGGCATTGAGCCATTTCGTTTGAATTAGTCATTTTTATTAAACTATGCTGTTGCTTGTTGCTGAGGCTGTCCTATCTCAGACGAAACTGATTGACCATTTGCCTTTTTGCCCCGTTTGCCCCGTTTGCCCCGTTTGCCGAGATCGATCTTTTGCATATGATTAACCATATGGTTAATCATCTTTTCTCCTTTTCCTACACAAATATCACAAAGATCATCATACTGCAACACCACCTCTCCGTTAACTACAACTTGAAGATCTGAAGGACGATTTTCCCCTCCTGAACCATTACCATTAGAACCAACATCTTTTACTTCCGTCATCTGTCGCCCACATCGATCGCAAATGACTTTTTGAATTATTTCAGTTCTCATTTTCTTGCTCCGTTTTTTTTTGTTAAATACATCACATCTTACTCTATAAGATGTATTTTAAACAGAGTCAAGCAACTTTTTCATCTTTTTAAAACTTTTCTTCTTACCAATTCATCAAACATCCCTTCTACCATGCATGGATTAGTAGCTCCTTTGTATTTCAAAGCAAGATTGTATGAGTCAAAAAGTCTTAAAAATGTAAATACTAGATTTAATGGCCGATCTTTATTGGCTAAATGCCTGTCTAATACGTTTAATAGCTTTAACATTGGCTCCTTTTCTTTTCTTCTCATGAGATATGTTATTACCTCAGATAATATCTGATCAACATCAAGTATTAGTTCAGAATTTAAACTAAACCACTGTTCAAAAGTTGGATTAGATGGTACTATCACTTTACCTTTAAAAAACGATGTCGCCGTATCAACCATTTTCACAATATTGTTAACTACCATTCGTCACCAGCCAACGAAAGTAATTCCTCAAAAGCAGACAATGGAACCACGATCCAATCACGACTTACAACATCATATTGAATATCTTTTCCGCACTTTTCAAATCTGATCTGAATCGCTGGAATAATATCTTGACCGGCTGACTCCATAGTAATTTTTTTTAAAACATCCAAGGTTAACCGGTATGATTTCACATGCACATACTTACAATCTATCCTTAACTTGTCAGTTATTACATCGCTTTTTGCCTCTGGCAATGCCCCAGACAAAGGCTGCCTTTTTCCTCCCAGCCGTTTAGCGATATCTTTTTCATGCTTTTTGTAAATACTAGACATTTTATTCCTGTCTTAATTTCAACTTCATTAATTCTAATTTAAGTTCCTCAAAAACATCTCTATTTTCCAACATATATTTAATAGTATCAATCTTTGATGCAAAAGTTTGTTCTCCTAAACGATAAGTTTTTCCTTCCTTTTTAACAATCCCAAATTGTTCTGATTCTGCTACAACAACCTTCTCATCATATATGTCACCCATTTGTTTCGTTTCCGTATCTGCCATCATCATGATAAATTCTCCTGATCTGTTTGCCGGAGCAGATTTATTTTTAGATACCCTAAAGCCAAAGCTTACAGATATCGGCGATCCTGTGTCCTTATCCATTGTATATTTACCCTTTCGTAACTCAATATCCGCGGTTGTGCTAAACCGCTGTCCATGACCGCCCGGATACGTTCTAGGATCTCCAAAAACAACCCCAATTTTAGAACGTACCTGATTGATTAATATAATTGTAGGAATACGATTATATTTTTTCCGACATTCATTTTGCGCCGACTGCCATCGACGCATTGCCTCATTGCCTAATCGAGGTAATTGACCCATATGACTTTTTCCCTCAATCTCATCCGCCGTTGCCATAGCCGCCAACGAATCAAGAACTAATAAATCAACCTGACCACTCCTTAGCCACCAGCTACCAACTTCTACCGTTTCCTCGGCTGTAATCGGTCTTTGTACCTCTAATCGAGATAGATCGACAAATCGTTCTGACCATAGAATATCTAACGCACCCTCCTGATCAAGAAAACAACAAAAAGCATCTCTATTCTCTCCGCAAGTACAAGTTGGCCATCCCCAACAATTCGAACACATATTTTGAGCATTCCCAATAGCCCTCAAGGCAATTGTCGTCTTAGATGCAGACTCATCACCCTTCAACATTATCATCCTACCAGCCGGTATTCCACCACCCAACGCTTCATCTAACGAAAATATGCCCGTCGGAATCCGCTCCATCTCCACTAAAAGTTTGTTTCCTGGCGCTGTGGTTCCCTTGCCAAATTTTTTATTAATTTTTTTTCGAAGATCTGCTATTATGACAGATCTTTCATCTTTGCTTTGTTTAGGCTTTTGTTCCTCTCCAATAATTTCAGCCTCCTGAGATTCGCTATCACTCTGTTCTGGATTGCTCTCGTCATACCACTGCTCAGCCATTATAACCCCTTTAATTTTTTAACTTCTTCATCTAAAATAGGCAAAGACTGATTTTTGGCAAAATTTATAGCACTACTAATTTCTTCTGTGTAACACGGAACTGTTATAGAAATAGTAATTTTCATATTTTCGTATGGAGCCGTTGAGACAGTGGAAGAAAACACTCTTTGAACTGTCGCAGGTGTAACTCCCTCAGGAAATCGATGAACCATAATAACGTTTTCGTCAATACTTTCTTTAATGATTACTCCATCTTCAGTAAATTGTCTATAAACACTAATTTTTGACTCTAAAGTTTTTTCCATTATTTAACCTCTTCAATAAAATTGATATCCAATTCCACCGGTGTTTGTCTCCCAAACACCATTACTAAAATGATGACCTTTCTAGGATTATTAGCATCATCTATTATCCCATTAAACCCATTAAAAGGACCTTTTTTAATAGTAATTACATCGCCTTTAGTAAACTTCTTTTCTCTCAAGGACGGTTTTATATTTAATATTTGATTAATGTCTTTTGATGACATCTCTTTTGGATATCCATTTAAATCTTTTAAAAAATTCAATACGCCAGGAGTCTTTTTAATAAATTCAATAACTTGTTGATTCAAATCTATTTCAACGAAGACATAACCAGGATAAAGATTATGACTATGATTTTTACTCTTTGCTTTTTTAGTAAAATCAACTACCAGCTCAGAAGGTATCATTATTTGTTTAATGACATTTTTATCTTTCCTCCTATTTAAAAAATTTTTAACCCTTTTTTCTCTTCCTGAAATTACTCTTAATATATACCACCCCATATATGATTTCCTTAAAAATCAATTCTTTTCTCCACGGATAAATAGGCTATCAGCTTGCTTTTAAACTTTCTTTCCTTTTTTACTCTAAGTTGCTCACCATCTAAACTGTCAACAGCATATTTAATCGCCTTTATTAAAGAATACGTATAAAATCTACGACCCTTGAACCAATAACACGGTATTATTCCTCTTTTTTCCCACATTCTAATCGTGTGTCGTGACTTGCCAATAAAATTTGATAAAAATCTCATAGGATAATACCTTTTTCCATTAATAATAACCGGCAATGTGCCATACAAATAAGGAATACCCCTTTTTTTTCTTCTCCTCCTCTCCTTTTCTTGACGCCTTTTTCGTCGCTTGGCGTCATTCTCAATCGTCTTCCTCTTATATTCTGGATTGTTATGATATTTTAATCGATAATATTCTTTTAATCTTTCCCTATTTTCACGATAATATTTTTTTAAATAAGCTTTTTGAGCCCTTTTAGATTTTTTTTCTACCATCATTAATTTAAGAAAAAAACAATACCATACGATGCTTTTTAAGGCAAGGAGATTTGTATAGGGATAGGGATTTTAATAAAACACCTGAAAGGAAATGATTGTGAGGTATGAATCAGATTTTAAGGCAAGGTAAAACCAGATTTGCGTAGAGATTTTAATAAAACACCTGAAACTCCCAAAGAATTTTTACCAATTTTCATTATCTTCATCCTTTGGGAGTTTCTATTATCTAGACTGATGATGGATTGTCTCGCCCTTATGGTTTCAATTATGGGTCTAAAGGTTTTTTTATGGAACACTAATTTTTGATTATTATCCATTTTCTATTTTTGTCTCCTTTTCAATTTTTATAAATCAAATCAAACAAATTAGGTTCAATCTGACGTTTGTACTTCTTAATCATTTTCAACGCAGCTAAAAACTCCTCGTCAGTCAGGGGACGTTCTGATCCCCGCTTTGCTAAACTAGTACCAAAATTAGTATCCAGCTTATTGAACCCGCACCCGTCTTGCTGACGAGCGCCGTCACATTTTCCAGCTAAACTAATCAATGCACAACAAAGTGCCTCCCTGCGCTCGTTAGTAATGTTATTATTTTTTTTACCATTACCAGGTTTAGATTTTGATGGTTTAGATTTTGGTGGTTCGGATTTCTTAGGTTCGATCAACTCTACTGGTTTCACAATACCATCAATAATTTTTTGTTTTTCCACTACTATCTGAACCATTCTAGCATCCAACGTGCCATCCACTACTAAATGTTGGATCAAAACAGCATTTTTTTGACCAATTCGATTCAGACGATCTTCAGCTTGGCTCAAATTCGCCGGGACCCAATCCGATTCTGCAAATACCGCATGCGATGCCGCGGTAAGTGTAATTCCAACACCAGCGGCCTGGATGCTTCCAATAAAAATCCTAGCTTGACCATCTTGAAATGCATCGATTGCTTTTTGCTTAGCCTCCAAACTGTTCCTACCGTCTAATTTTACCGATGCCTGAAAATGGCCATGAAGCGCATCGATGACCTCATGGTGATGCGCAAAAATAACAATCTTCTCAGTACCTTCTAATATATTCTCTATATGTTCGATTATCATAGGCAATTTCGCAATTGCTAACCGTTTACGCAATTCTGACAACTGTTGAAACTCCGTTGACACAGGTGTTAACGCCTCGATATCCGAAAAATCGATCTTTAATTTTTTTTCTTCTTTAATCAATGATTTCACCTTACTGTCACCAGGCAGAACTATAATTTGTCTGGTTTTGGGAGGCAAATCAGGCAAAACCTCCGCCTTTGTTTTTCGAAACATAATCGACGATCTAAGTTTGAAGTTAAGCTCGTCAATATTGCTAGCACCCTTGTTATCCCACCCCCATTTTCCCATATGAGCATTGCAATACCTTGTTTCGAATTTTGAACGTGATCTCCAATTTTTCGAATCCAAGGCTGAGATAAGCGAAAATAGTTCGACGGGTCGGTTAAGAACAGGTGTTCCAGTTAAGAACACCTTTTTTCGACATTGGTCGATTACACCAAAGGTTCGTGGTTTAATCTGTTTCCAGCTTCCATTATGATAACGCCATGTAGGCGGCACTCCCAGAATTTTTTTTGTTCTCTGTGCCGCCCCGTTTTTCAGGGCATGCGCTTCATCTACAATTAATAAATCCCAATTGCGTTTCATAATATATTTAAGAATATCGCCTTTTAGGCGATCATAATTGACAATAATCAAATTTGCATTTACATTTGGAGAAATTTTATTATTATTTATAACATAAATCTCAAATGGTCTAACCAACCATTTCTCAGATTCGCGTTGCCAATTGATTTTCAAAGACGCTGGACAAATAATTAATATATTCCGAAGAGTCTCATCAATATTAATAAGACCTAATGCCATTATTGATTTGCCACACCCCATCTCTGACGCGTTAAGGGTCCCCTCTCGAGAAAGGGAATATCTTATTCCCTCTTCCTGAAATGGAAAATATCTTATTCCCTCAGGACATGGTATTTTGTCATTGTATGCAATTGAATTGCACTGAGGTTGGGGTTGAAAACAGCGATTGGCCTCAGACGAGGCTGATGGAGTGAAATAATCCTTTAATAAAAGTGCCTTATGTTTTTCTTTAGTAAACCAATATTTGTTGGCGGAGTCCCACCACCACCCTGCACTTTTAGGTAAATGTTTCTCATCATATGATGAGAAACATTTAAATTTACCATCCTCATAAACAACTTTCACTTCTTCTTCTCCTTGGTTAGGGGTTAATAAATCATCATCTATATATTAGTGTAACACATCTGACAGATGTGTCAAATTGATTTGATTAAAATTTTAAATATCTAAAGATGTATTAAAAATGGAGGGAATATCTACATTAATTGTATTTAGTGCAAATTTTAACTATCCATATCTCCACATGTGAGTATCTACATTAGTTGTATTTAATGCAGATTTTAACGTACTATCTATAACAGAGTTGTTAAATGATCGACATGAACATACATTCAACCAAAAATATCCCCCGTCATCACGCTTCATGTCACGATACGGCCAACCATGTATTGCAATATGGGACGTACTCAGTATCAAATAAGCAGTTACACCACCTTCATCTTGAAATTGTTCACGATCTAGCTTATTCAAATCACATTCTACCGTAACAGAACCGCTTGATAACTGTCTCATGCCAATGGAATTACAAATTTTTGACAGCAATTCTATCAGACGCCATTCACAACCTAAAACCGTTCTATTTTTACACCAACCAATAACATTATACTCATAACCGATCATTATTCGCTCCTATTTTTTTTAAACTAATTAGAATGGAATATCATCGCTATTTCCATACTCAACCGAATCTAATTCACTCCGAGTTGTCAAAATCTGTATTAATTTTTCTCTTGGTAAAGGTTTAAAAATTTCTTCATACTTAAACGGTTGCGGCCGATGTTTCTTTTTATCTTGCGTTACAAACAAAAACTCGTCATCATTTAAATCTACATAATTTTTTCCAGTAATATGGATACCCGTCGATATACTTCGTTCGTCGCCACGTTTAAAAGTACATCGATATCCTATCAAACCTTTCCCCCCAGAAAGTTTCAAATTTTCAGATACACTTTCCATAATGTCTGACGCCTCGCCTTTTAAAGGAAGCAACTTTCTTGAATTCTTACGGATAATGCCGTTCTTATCCTCCCACTCCATTGTATCCAAAATAGTATACATTGTCATATAAGAACGCTTGTTCGCTGCCGCACATAAAGGACACCCTTTCGGATAAACTCTCTCACAACATGTATAGTAATCACGAGGACCTCTAAAATTTCCCGGTTCCCTATATACAACATGTTCCCAAAACTGAAACCCTCTATCATCTACAAAAATAATATCTCTCTTCTCGCCAGGTGATAAAAAAAATCTAAAAGGTGCTTTTATTCTTTCTTGCTCTTCTATTTTTTTATTTTCTTTATAATCTTTATAACCTTCACTAAACCAACTCATTTTTTTCTTCCTTTGCTTTTTTGCTTTTTAAAATGTTTTTCTAAAAAATAGTTGCCTTGGTAATAAAATTACTCAAATCCAGATCGTTGAAATCCCCAGGATCTGTATTGTCAGGTAATTTTACTTTTTTAGTTAATACTCCATCTAATTCCTTTTCTAATTTTTTAGTAGCCTCTCTCCCTGCCCTATCTCCATCTAACATTAAAATAACAAATTGTCCAGTAGAAATAAGGTCAATAATTTTTTTTATCTGTTTTTCATTAAATTGAGTGCCCATTAATGCCACTACGTTAAATCCTGCCTGTTCAATCTTGATTGCATCTACATGACCTTCCACTATTACAAGATCCCTACGAGCCTTAGTAACAAGATGTTCGCCAAATAAAAAATCACTCTTTTTAAATCTTCGAAAGTCATCTTCTCTACTATAATCAATAAAAGGTTCCAATTTGCTATTTTTAATATCCCAAGAATAATGTAACATTTTAGGATTTTGATTAATAATACTTCTTCCGCTTACACCACATAATCTATTTGATAAATCTCTCACAACAAATATTACTCTTAAATTCTTTTTATCATAACCTATACTCCACCTCTGCGCTGTACTTAATGATATGCCTCGATTTAAAATATATCGAGGACAACACCCCATAAATGACTCTATTGCTGTTTCAGGTAAAAATTTATAATATTCTTCACTTTCATCTCTACCCCAAATTTTTAAATTAGCATTCAGATCGCCTCTTAATTTAAACTTTTTCTTTTTTTCTTTATGCTCTAATATATATTCTTCTCGATCAAACCCTTCATATCCCCATTCGTGAGCTAACTTTTCCAACACTCCATCAAAACCACATGAAAAACATTGACAATAACTCGGACCATTGCTTATAAATGCACTGAATGAAGGATGTTTATCTATTCCTTTAGTATGAACATGCTCGTTAGGACAAGTAGCCGTCACGCGCCCCCCTCTGACACGAATTCTTCTACATCCCTTTAAGGTTAATAAACTAATTATTTTATGTTCAATCATTTCCTAACAGAACATACTTTCATAATAATTTCTCTGCCATCAGCAAGAAAATCTTTAAAATAAACCCTTAAAGCACCCGTTTTATAATCAATACGACATGCATTGCGATAATTATAGTCAATATCTCCTAATAAATCACCTTTTCCATTATCAAAAACAATCATATTATCCATATTTTGATTTTTAGTTACAAATATTAAGGTACTTTCTACAATATTTCCCCATGGAAGATTACAGCAAAAAATATTACTACCATCCCCATTGCCTATATGCACATCAAAGTGTTGCTCAATCTCTGGCTTCTGTTTCTGTTCTAAAAGATTATCATCCTTAAGCATTGACCATAAAATGAATAAATAATTTATAGCATCTCCAATCCTTGCATCAATCGGCTCAGACTGTACACTTCGATCTTCCAACCATGTTCTAATCGCTATTAGATGCTTATTAAAGAATACTTGCCAAACATCGTATTTGTCTATATCCTTACGATTAATATCTTTAGCTACTTCAATAAAACTGGAATTAATATTATTCTTCTTACCATAATCACTTCCTTTTTGTTCCAAAATCGGTATTAATTTTTCTTCAAAAACAAATTTAATAAAATCAATTCTTTCTTGCAAGTTCATTGTTCCTCCAATTAAAAAGGAGATTCTCCTTCATCAATGATTGTATTATTTTCCCCTGGATCAATAATTTCACTGAAATCCATTGTATCAAAACTCCAATTAACCACTAAATCCTTAGGTTCGCCCTCTCGTAATTTTAACAATTTTATTAACATCTTTTTGTCTTGTTTCATGTCTGTTGTTCTAATAAGCCCAATGGCTACATCCGCGGCCCATCCTATATTATCACTTAAACCTATATTTTCAAGATCTGCCGTCTTAGGATCGTTAGCTTTAACCTGTCGATTAAATTGTGAAGAAATAGCACAAGCCACCCCGTACCGTTTTATTAAATTTTTTATCTCATTTACCGCCATTGCCATTCTTTGAGTCCTATCAGAATAGCCAGGAATCTTTACCAAATATAATCCATCTATAACCACAAAATCAGGACTAACTTTATAAATAGCTCCCTCAACAACTTCTAAATTAACTTCATAATCATCACCGACTACATAAAACCCTTTCGTTTCTAACAACTCATCAATACTATCAAAAAAAGCTTGTTCTTCAAAATATCCTAATTTTGCTTTTCGAAGATTGTCAGCAGGATATTTTAAATGTATTGCAAAAAAACGTTGCGCCACTTTTAGCCTTGACATTTCTGTACAAACAAATAATACCTTATATCCTTTAACCCATGCCGCATGTGATAATAATAACATACACCACGTCTTGCCTGTAGCCGGCCTACCTACACATGCTATTAAATCGCCTGGCCACCACCCAAGACTTGCCAATGTTAATGTTGGCCATGGAGAAGGAACACCAAGCTTACCCTCTTTTATCCTGAAATAATACTCTTTTAATCGTGGACCAATAGAAAAAATCGACTCTATATTGGAAATGTTTGGTAAACAATTCCACATTTCTCGCCCTAATGTCATAATGCTTTCAAAAGCCTGATCTGGTTTATAATCATTCATATGCTTTAAAACAGGCTCTAACCCGTCCTTTAATACTTCAAACAGAACGCGTTTTTTAATCTCGTCAAGCCAATATTTAACTGGTTCATTAACAATTTCTATCTTATGTCCCGTATTGTCGCTAATTAATTCAAAAGAAGGCAATGAGTTATACTTTTTCCAAAAATCTAAAATAAATAATAAAATTTTTTTACCATCTCCTTTTAACATTTCCGGAGATATACCACTATTTAAAAAATCAATAATTCCTTCTTGTCCTACTTCGACAATTTTATTAGCCAAATTTATGTCGATTTTAGGATCTGACAATTTGCCTCCATTATAAAAAATGGAAAAGAAAATATTCCCTCCCATTTTAATAATTTAAATAATTAACTTTAACTCTTTGCTAACCATTCACGAAGTTTAAAAAGATCATCAAAAACTGGAATCTTATTTCTTAACGCTACCTCCATCTCTTTTATGGAGCCATCGGATTGTTGCCAACCTTCCACCATCACAACCGCATCACATTTAATTACTAAATCAAGCAATCCATCCAGCCAAAAATCATCATGTATATCATCCTCAAATCCAAGCGCCATATTATGTGGTACAATAGGAAAAGCTCCTAAATCAGCTACTTTATATCCTACTTTCCGTGCATTATGTATGTTCTCACTAACACCTATTTTTTTATTAGCACGATACGGACCTGAGATATATACAAACTTCATTCCACGATAATTACTCATTATTTAATACCTTTTTTCCAATCCCTCTTTATGGCTCCAGTTTTTCGAAACTCAGCAACCGTCTGTGTAGTGCCTTGATAAGCTGACCGCGTACCTATAGAAGAAGCAGTATAAAATACAGAGTCAAGTCCAAGACTCGTCCCCTCTGCAAAAGCATCTGGGCCCGCACCTAAAAAGATAAACTTCCAAGAATATTTTTCCTCTTGGTGTTTAATCATATCTTTTACTTGTTGATGATTATGTTCAAGACTTGCATTCTCTAAACCATCTGTCATAATCACCATAATTACTTTGTCAGGTCGATCTACTTCTTGCATATCAGCTAATCGTTTACCTGTTTCTATAACAGCACGTCCTATCGCATCTAACAATGCTGTACATCCACCCGGAACAAATGTTTTATGATTTAATGGTTTAATAGTTTTAATTGGTTTTGCTGGATAAATCGTATATGTTGTATCAAAAAATACTAAAGTAAGGTTGGCCTCGCCAGGCTCTTTTTGTTGGTCTTTTAAAAAATGATTAAACCCTCCTATAGTATCACTTTTTATAGATTCCATGGAGCCTGACTTGTCTAAAACCATTATTATTTCAGTTGCATCTCTCATTTTTTTATTTTCCTCTTTTAATGTGTTTAATTAATATTTCTTTGTTTCATAATTAGGATTGCTTGCTACCGCCTCCCTAACCTCCCAATCATCATCTTTACTTAGTTCTTTTAGTATCTCTATTGGACAGTTGGGACTTTCTGCTACTGCCGCCCTGACATTCCAATAATTATCTTTACTTAATTCTTTCAATGTCTCTATCAAACAATTAGGATTGTTTACTACTGCCCATCTAATACTCCAACTGCCATCCTTGCTCAACTTTTCTAGAGTCTCTGTTGAACAGTTGGGATTTCCTGCTACCATCCTCCTGACATTCCAATTGTTATCTTTGCATAACTTGTCTAATATTTTAACTGGACAATTAGGGTTCTTTGCTACTCCCCACCTGACATCACTATAATTATCTTCACTTAATTTTTCTAATGTTTCCACCGGACAATTAGGATTTCTTGCTATCGTCCTTCTAATATTATAACTATTGTCTTCGCCTAATTTTTCTAATACTTCAACATTATCTTCACTTAATTTTTTTAATACTTCAGCAATGTCTAATTCCTCTTTGATATGTATCTCTGAACAGACAACTTTGTCATCACCTTCTCCTATCTCTCCACCCCCTTCTACCTTGCAACAATGATGTGCCTCCTCTTTATAATATTGAAATGCATCTTCTAAATCTCTTGAAAAATGAAAGCCCGAATTACATAAAATTACTAAACCATCATGCTTATATCTCTCTCCCACCTTAAACTGAAAATCGCCGTACTTTGACTTATAATCCTTTAAGAAAAACTTATATCCTTTTATCATTTTTTATTTCCATTTTAAAAAATCAGCCATATCTATTTGTGACAAATAATCATAACCTTTTACTAATAAGGGTAAAAAATAACTCTTTAAAAGCTTCATCATTGATATTTTATATTCTTTATTCATCTGTTCCACATCTAAATTACTTGTAATAATAGTAGGTTTAACTTCATCCACCCTGACCCTGAGGAGATCTTCATATATACTACTATTATATGATCCGTACTCTTTCGAGTATTCTTTACCTAAATCATCTATAATTAATAAATCAACATTCCTAGCACGTTCAAGAAAGGTATTTCCATCATCAAAAACTTTATTATTAATAATCCCATCTCGCAATGCTGTTGATCTGATAAATAATACTAAATAACCTTTTCTTCTGGCCTCCTTGCCAACTACTACAGCGCAGCTGGTTTTACCTGTACCATTATTACCAGTTAATAGCAACCCACATCCTCTGTTAAATCGCTCATCTATTGTTATTAAATACTTTTTAATGACTTTTCGATGATCTGATTCTTCAGGTAAAATTTTATCAAATGAAACATTCCAAAATCTTTTCGGAACGTTCATGCGTTTTAAATGATCTACAGTTAATACAATTTTTTGTTGTTCCATTTTGCTAATAATCTTTATTTAATTCTATTTGCCTTCATCTTTCGGCAAAAGACCACGTTCCGCTAAGACTGTAAAAATTTCTATAAACATTTCAGAAATTTTAGTAAAATGTGGTTTAGCAAATTCGTAGAACTGAGTTCTCATTGCTATTTTAGATATTTGACCAATCGTATCTGCATGAGGTATTTTAGTATTAAAAATTACAGTTAAACTATAAACCAATGCAGATAATGTCATTCCACGTACATCACCTAATAATGGTATTTTTTCTAAAAAAGCAAGCTTCCCATTTGTATATTTATCAACTATGTTAACTAACACATCAACTGTCTCTGCAATTGCAGCGTCTTTTACACCTTGCTGAGCAGCATTTTTTACATCTACAAAAATATGTTCCAATTTTAATTTATCCATTCTTTCTTCCTCCACGTTGTAATTTGCACAAATTAACTCTTTATCTTTAGTATATACATCAAAAACAACACTATCGTCTGTTTCTGTTTCTGTTTCTGTTTCTGTTTCTGTTTCTGTTTCTGTTTCTGTTTCTGTTTCTGTTTCTGTTTCTGTTTCTGTTTCTGTTTCTGTTTCTGTTTCTGTTTCTGTTTCTGTTT